CCAGCATCGCTGTCGCCATTCCAAAACTGTCCTACAAAGCCATTTCCACCAAAATAGCAGTTGTCATAGTACATTTCAAAGCAAGCAGCGCCAATATTGGTGAAATTTGCCCAAGATTTTGTAATGGTGTGCATTACATATTGCTGAGTTCCGCCTGAAATTGGAATATTTAGGATAAGCATTTGGGGTTTGGCAAAATACATAATCTGCCAGCCAAAATTGGTGCTATAAAGACTTGTAGCAGTAGCTACAGCTTGGAATATCTTGTCTGTTAAGTTAATTCGAGGGTCAAGACGGCTAGACTGAAGGTCTGCTGTCAATGGCACTAAACCGTCATTGGTTAGAATTAAAAGGTCTCCAGCCCACTTAAATAAGCATCTACGGCTAAATATATAACCAATCTGAAATACGCCTTTTAAAGCCCATGTCGTAGCAGAAGATGGGTCAGTCCCTTGGTAAACGATGACCTCACCCATATTGGTAAGAAATACTGCAAAATCATCAACGCCATAACCAGCGTCAAGAGTCCAAGTACCCATTGCTTGAATAAAGCCACCATTTCGTGCTATTCCTCCAAAATTTAGGACTTGCGCTGCGCCACCCAATGCGTTGGTAGGCAAATACCAAACATTCATTGAGTTTTCTTGCGTGAAATAAAGCCTATTTTTAAATAGGTTTACATTGACAAAAGTGTTGCTATTTACGCCAGTTACATAAAAACCAATAATATAAGTTCCCACAACACTTGCATTACCGCTTGGCGTTGTAGCCATTGTGTAGGTAAATGTATTTGCGCCAGTAACAGTAATAACATAAGTACCGTTGTAATCGGTAGGCGTTGCACCAGTAATTGTTACTTGATTGCCAGTAATAAGACCATGTGGCGATGATGTTGTTAAAGTAGCTAATGTTCCTACATGGGTAATGCTAGAGATGGTCTGGGCTGTGCCAGTCGTAGCCATCTTAATCCAGTTTGTGCCGTCATAAATAATGACTGGGTCAGCACCATTACAAGCTACAAGGTAATTACCACCAATATTTGAAAAATTGACATGTTGCCATTTATCGTTGGTTAGCCCTGTCAAGCTAGAAGTTGCGGTGCTAGATGAAGCGTTATAAATCGTGTTTCCTGCTGCGGCAAACAAGGTTTGACTGCTCACTCCAGCGTAGGTCATTAGGGTGTTTACTTGACCTGTGATGCCTGTCGAAAACTTAGTATATCCTCGTCTTAGTTGGACATCGTAAGGCGTAGGAAAAAAATTGGTAAGCTGAACGGCATCCGTTGGGGACATTTCAGCAAGGGAATCCCTAGCGTTCCAGCCACCAATCGGTGCGGGAAGTGACGCAACGGTAGCGTTAAACTTTTTTGGCTGACCAAAAATCATGTTATAATTCCAATATGTTGGATATGGGAATAATTATGGAAAAATGGCTTAATGTTGTTGGGTTTGAAGGACTTTATGAAGTTTCTAATCATGGAAATATTCGTTCCTTTAAAACCAAAGAAATTAAAAAACAAACTATTAATAAGCAAACAAAAAGACCATATTTGGGTCTTTGGAAAGATGGAAAACAAAAAATTGTTAAACCTTATACATTGGTTATGCAAGCATTTGTAGGCAATAGACCAAATGGAATGGAATGTTGCCATAATGATGGAAATGCTTTTAATAATCATCTTGACAATTTGAGATGGGACACACCAAAAGCAAATCATGCCGATAAAATTAAACATGGCACTACCAATCGTGGAGAAAGATGCGCTAAAGCAAAACTTACATTGAAGCAAGTTAATGAAATTAGACAGGATGACAGGCTTCAACATATTATTGCTAAAGAATATGGAGTTAGGCAAAGCCTTATTAGTCGCATTAAAAATGGGACTAGATGGCAACATAATTAAGTCCCATAGCCGGTATCCGGTATATTAGCCCAGCCAATAAGCACTTTGCTTGGATTTGGCGCAAATGACAGGTTAGGTGCGCCTTTATCATTGGCTTTCGCTATTGATAAATAACGCTGATAATCTTGCATTAAAGCGGTTGTATCAAAGCCCTTAACTTGGAAGTATTTGAGCTTGGTATATAGCACCATGATACGGCTATCAAAGAAAGTCGTATCGGTATCGTTAATAAACTGTTGCTGTGGCACTCCTGCGGCTGATTCTGCCCATGCGTTAGAGCGATATTCAAAGCCTAAATACTCTTGGGTATTCATTGGCGGCCAGATTTGGAAAGTACCACCCAAAATACGCCAACGGACACGAGGGCCAGTTGAGATATAACCCGATTTTAGCCATTGCCATTGCTGTGCATCCTCAGGGCCAAGCATTTCCCAATGCTTTGTNTTATCCCAATGGGTGCGGTCTGTAATGGTCTCAAAATCGCTTGGTAGGGTGTACTCGGTCTGAGCAAATAAAACGCTATTTGTGCCTGTTAATGAGGCTTCTTGGCTCATTGTGACAGTATTACCATTTACTGAAACTACATAGGTATCTTGGGCAACATTGTAGCCAGTAATCGAATATTGGGTGGTTAAACCTGTAGTATTACTGACATTGGTTAATACATAACTGCCTTGAACCGATGTTGCAGTTGAATTGACAAATTGAGTGTAGAAACGATACTCCTTCTCTAGAGCTTGCCAGTCGTATTCCTTGAGTAAATCATACCCTGCGCCATTCATCAAAGCCAAGATTTGTTGTGTATCTTGGCTAGGATTACCATTAACATAAGTAGGTACTGTAAGGTTTAATTCGGCTGTAACTTGCTGTACAAGTTGGAGCATCGTTGCTGACATATTAGGCTTCCTCGGTTACTTTCTTGCGAGTTCTAGGTTTCTTTTCACTCACAGCCGCAAGTAGCGCTGCCATTTGCTCCTGCATTTGAGCCAGCTTCGCATCTGTTTCTGCCTTAATTTTAGCATTTTCTTCTTTGAGTTGTGCTAATTCAGCATTTTTGGCATCAACTTCTGCGGTATCTTTAGCCAAATTGAGGTAGGTGCGAGCTTTTTCTCTAAAAGCATGGGGAGACATACCTGCAATCATGCCAATACGCTGTAATTGCTGGTCAGAACAGTTAGCAATCGACTCTACGGTATGAAATTTGATACCTTTGAGTTCTTCAGCTTGGGACATACTGACTAAAGGCCATGCAGAAACAGGAGTTCCTACGATTTCTTCTTGATTTCCAATTTTATTTTGGTAAGCAGCCCATTGTTGTGGGAATCGAGCCTTATGGTTATCTCTAGCGATGGTGTCAATCACATTGAGTTGGTCGCCTGGGGTCATAATCTGAATCCAATCAGCATCCTTAAAAATAGGTCTGCCTTGGGCAATGGTTTCGTCTTTAATTTCAATCGGTTTACGATAAAAACGAACACTTAAAAGCGCATCTGCGCCACGAACATCTGATTCAATAGCCATTTAATTCTCCTAAGGGATTAGGTTGTTAAAAAGAAAAAGGGACTCCCCTTGTGAGGGAATCCCTAGTTTACTACAGGGTTAAAACTTAAACGCTTGTAGCGCCAAACCAGCCATAGTCACCAGAAACCATAGAAACTGCTGGTGAAATGTATGAACCGCCTGTTGCTGTTACTTGGAAAGTAGAAGCATTAACGGTGCAAGTTGTGGTGCTTGGGGTGATAGTAGCGGCTGCTTGTGCGAACACATAACGCTTACCATCTGATGCAAAAGTTTCTGCACCGATTGGGCCAAACGCTGGAATTACTTCTGCGGTTGAACCGTTGGTTAAAGCAAAATCAACTGGGGTAACTGTAGTTAAAGATACGCCAGCGATAGGGAGAGTACTGTATGCCATGATATTTTTCCTTTCAAATCAATGGATTAGTTTGTCAAGATGCCTTGGAGGAAGCGGTTACTTGTGGTCAAGTTACCAGCCCAGCCGTACAACTTAACAATAGCGTCTTGGTTAATTGCTTGACGCTCGCCACCGATAGGTACAAAGTTACGCTCTTTGTGTGGGCGTAGGAAAATGTAATTGGTGTTCAA